CTGGTGATCAATGATTATATTGCTGACACCACTCACCTCACAACTCAGGAACATGGAGCCTATCTTTTGCTGCTGATGGCAGCGTGGCGAACCCCTGATTGTAACCTCCCAAATGATGACAAAAAGCTGGCTAGATATGCTGGTTTGAGAATGAACCATTGGCTCCGAATTAAGGATACTATCATGGAATTTTGGACCATTGACGGGGATAAAATATTTCAAAAGGGGCAAACAAAAGTGCGGTTTAGGTTGTCAGCAAAGTCGAACAAAGCTACGCAGAACATCAATGCTAGGTGGTTGAAAACAAAAGAAACCACTGATACGGACGTATCCCGTCCGTATTACGGAACCGATACTATTAAAGTTAAAGATAAAGAAGAGAAGAAAGAGATACCTAAAGGTATCTCCAAAGAAATTGAAAAGAAACAGGCAAAAGGGAAGGGGGAAAGGTTGCCAGAAAAGTGGTGGCCTGAAGACAAGGAATTGAATTTTGCAATTGAACAGCTTGGAGAAGTGAAAGCTTATGATGAAATCGAAAAGTTTAGAGATCACTGGGCAGCAGCCCCAGGAACAAAAGGAAGAAAATCAGATTGGCCAGCAACTTGGCGAAATTGGATCAGGAGGCAACCAGAATTTAATCCAAACTCCTCAAGAGGTTCAACGGGACCTTCAGACATTGTTGCCGCAGTCAGTGCAACAGTCCCTTTGCAGTCAGGTAAATCGAGATTACGAAGTAACAAAATACATCATGACCCAGGAAGTCCCGGAGAGGGATTACCAGAAAGCGGTGGCGCTGTTGGAGGCAAGCTTGGAGCCATTGCCACCAGATTTGATCAAGTTGGAGTTGACCAGGATGAAGGTGAAGACAGCAGCCAGGAACATGACAACGGAAGAAATCACGCTGCAATTTACAATTTACATGGATGAATTACGGCTGTTTCCTGCGGATGTTGTTGTCCACGTTTTGCAGAATTGGCCGGACAGGTCAAAGTGGTGGCCAACATGGTATGATTTGAATGATGAATTGAGATTTTGGAGTGCTAAGAGGGAATTGATGCTCGAAGCGCTGTTGAGAGGGCCAAAGGAAATACCTAGTAATATTACCGGGATATTGGCTAAAACTTTGAAGAGGATATGAAATGGTTAAGGTATTACAGGATTTGACCGTCAAGGTCAGTGAATACACCAATAATGCTGGTGAAACTAAGGGCAGATATGTCAATGTTGGCAAGCTGATGGAGGGCGATAACGGGATGTTTATCATTCTCAATCGGACATTCAATCCAGCTGGTGTGCCAAATCCAGAGAACCGGGACAGTGTGATCATCAGCTGCTTTGAGCCAAAGGATTGGGATGCTGAAAAGAAACAGCAGCCAGCGCAGCAGCAGAAAAAACCTGATGCTGGGTCAGCGCTTGATGATCTGGGTGATGAAATTCCATTTTGATTGTCTCAACTGGCGGCATCCCGATTATTACCGGGATTTCCGCTTTTCTGGGTATTTGACCATCAAATAATTTGGCCGTCTAAATTGGCAATTTGGCAGAGATCAATTAGTTGCCAGTTTATTTTATTTATGCTTAGGAGTGTTTAAACGTGGCGAAACGTAAAAAAAAGGTGAGGATTGAAACGGATCATGGACCAGCTGAGAAGTTGCAACATGGGAAATATGTTGAGACTGAAACGGAACGTGCTGGGATTAAAAAGTTACGAAATGTTACGATTGATCCAATCTCAACGTATTATTCACGAAAGTTGATCTCCCAGGTGCAATTTGCAGCTGCTGAGAACTTTGCAGCGCATTTCCGGTTGGCTGGCTTATCAGCCCATTATGCCACAATGAGGTTTGATGAAAACCCCGGACTTGTGCCAAATATTGATGCTCAAATCAGGATGCAATCGGCAAAGCAACATATTCGCGATGCCGTTGCATTTGTTGGGTTTCCACTGTCCAGGATCATTGAACACGTTGTTGGGCATTGTGAGAATGCTGGGAGTTGGGAAGGTGTTAAGGACAGTAAAAAAAGACAACAGGATGGCATGGCAGCACTACGGTTAGCGTTGGCTGGTTTGGTTCAATACTACAAATTGTGATTTTGTTGTTGACAGCGAGATCAAGTCGATGGTAATGAAAGCGTCAATATGCAACTTGCGACCCTGGCAGGTCCAACTCCTTTCAAAACAACTCCCTAAACTTTGGCCGGTGCATCAACTCACCGGTCTTTTTTTTGAGGTGGCTAATGGCTGGTAAAACAATTCAAACTGATGAGATGGTTGAGGAAATCATTACTCGGGTTAGTTCCGGTGAAACGCTCACTGGTGTTTGCCGTGATGATCACATGCCTTCGATTAGGTCATTGATGAGTTGGTTGAGTGCTGATGATAAGATGGATGATAGAATGCACCGCGCAAGGATCAGAGGAACGCTGATACAGGCTGATGAGGCAGTTGATGCCCAGAGGTCAGTTATTGACGGAACAGCCTCTGTTGATGATCCTAAGAGGCTACAGGCCATAGTGACCGCAGCCAACAACATGGGACATCAGGCAAATGCAAAGCTTTCAAAGATAGACAATCGTTACAAGGACAAGCAAGCTATTGAGCATACTGGACCTATGGTGATTGGCTGGGAGCAACAGCCTATTGCGGTTGAAGACCTACGAGATGCAGTGCTGGATGTGGCAGTGAGTAATGAAGTGGTGAATTGATTGTTGTTGTTGATAGGTGACTGCACTCTCTCGCGCACCGACAAAAAAACAACAATACTATTGACCTATCACCCTCAAACCCAAGGTGAGCAACGGTTACAGCCTATACGTCAAGGGGCCAGACGGACGTTATAGAACTTGACAACATGTGATTTCAATTAAAAAAGCTTTATTTTCCGCCATTGTGCGGCAGGGGGGGGTACCCCGGGATTTTTCTGGCCCACCACACTATGTAGGGTCCACACTCCAACTCCGACACCAATTTTTACCAAACTTTTTTCAGGAGATTTCCATGGCACTTTTAAAGGAAAAACGGAAAGCCGCTAAAAAATCAACACCAAAAGTTAAAACTGTTGTTGAGGAGGCTCCTGTTGTTGAGTTAGATACCTCTCAGCAGCGTTTAGATCAGCGCTCAGTAGGTTTGCGCCGTCTTGGCGGCAAGGTGGTTGCGTAAGTTAGTTGAAGACGCTCTAACGGCTTCTGAGGCTCTCCAGCTTGCTGGGGATATTGGTTACCATGATTTTGGGGATCCATTGATTACTGGCCTTGTAGACAAGGTTCAGGGTCTGGCGAATATTTCTACAGAGAAACCGGCTTATTGTCGGGTTGAACACCGGCTGGAAGGTTGTCCTTGGCACCGTGATACGGGGACAGGGAGCCACATGGCTTGGTGTAAGTTTTCTGCTGGAGTGGTTCTTACCCCGCAAAGTGAATATACTGGCGGGGGTTTTTATTTTAGGGACCAGCCAGAGACTGCACTGCATCATTACCGGGATTTAATTATTTATGATGATGCGGTGGAGAATGAACATACAGTGGCAAGGCACCGGGGGAACCGGAGGACGCTGCTGATGTTTTTTGTGGAGGGTGTTTAAACGTGGCTGACCAGCAGAAAATTACCATACCATATCACCCAAGGCCCTTGCAGGACAAGTTCCACCAGGAGGCTAAACGGTTTACTGTTGCGAGTTGCCACCGCAGATTTGGCAAGACGGTCATGGCGGTTAATTGGCTGCTCAGAGAAATCATTATGTGTCCCAGACCAAGGGCGCAGGGAGCTTATATTGCGCCGACATATGGAGCGGCCAAGCGGATTGCCTGGGTTATGCTCCGGGATTATGCGGGGGTTATCCCTGGTGTTAAGTTTAACGAAGCAGAATTACGGTGTGATCTACCTGATGGCCGCAGGATTTGGCTTTTGGGAGCAGAAAATCCCGATAGTTTGCGCGGACTTCGGTTGGATGCCGCTTGTTTAGACGAATATGCCGACATGAATGCAAGGCTTTTTCCGGAGATCATCCGGCCAGCCCTCTCAGATTTTGGGGATGGTAAATGTTTATGGATTGGAACCCCTCGGGGGGAAAATCAGTTTAAAGAAATCTACGATATTGCCAAGAAGGAAATGGAAGCTGGCAACCCTGAGTGGTATTGCATGCGCTTCCCTGCTTCAGAGACAGGGGTTTTGGCTCAAAAGGAACTTGATGCCGCCAAGGCAACAATGGACCCCTCGCAATATGATCAGGAATTTGAAGTCAGCTGGTCCGCAGCATTAATCGGAGCCTATTATGCCTCCCTGCTGGACAAGGCTGATATTGATGGCCGCATTGGTTCGGTTCCCTGGGAGCCAAATCTGGAGGTTCACACCGCCTGGGACCTCGGAATTGCTGACAGCACTGCGATTTGGTTCTACCAGCAGATGCGCGGTGAGCCTGTTGTTCGAGTTATTGACTATTTTGAAGCCTCTGGAGAGGGGCTGCACCATTATATTGCAGAATTAAAAAACCGTGATTATGTTTATGGGCAACATTACCTCCCCCATGATGTCATGGTTCGTGAATTAGGTTCTGGAATGTCTCGTTATGAGATACTCCGGGGTCTTGGAATACGGCCAACCGTTGTACATAAACTACCCATTCAAGATGGGATTGAAGCAGTCAGAGCCGTTATTCCAAGATGCTATTTTGATAGGGGTAGTTGTTCTGACGGCCTGAAAAAGCTGCGCTCCTACCACCGGATTTTCAATGACCGCACTGGTGATTGGGCTGACCGGCCAAAACATGATCATAATTCCCATGCTGCGGACAGCTTTCGCTATCTTGCCGTTGGAATTAGGGACGGCAGACCGGCAGATGAATTCTCTGCTATGGCTCGGACCGGCAAGATGTCTGGTGGCCAGCCGGTGATAAAAGACGATTACAATGAACTTGGTTGAATTTGTACCTACATGTTACTCGGATGTTGTCCATATTGCCCGGAATATGAGAGAATTAGATGCTGAAGAAATTTTACCACTGATATGGGGCGGGACCCCGGAGAACTTAGCAGCGGTAGTAATTGCAGCTGGCGGTTTGGCGACTGTTGCACTTTCTGGGGGCGTTCCTGTTGCCGCATATGGAGCAACGCAAACCAGACCGAAGTGCTGGAGTGTCTGGATGTTTGCCACCGATCAATGGCCCAAGGTGGCTTTGTCGGTGACCCGGAGACTGAAGACTGAAGTTATAGAAACCATTTATGAGGTTGGTGCGGTCCGCGCTGATTGCTGGTCAATGGAGGGGCATCACGTTGCTCACCGCTGGCTTGAGATGCTTGGCGCTAAATATGAAGCCACTCTTGAAGACTACGGACCAACCAGAAAAAATTTCCACTGCTACTCCTGGACGCTATCCAGATTGGAGAAAAAAAATGTGTATAGGCCCATTTGCCCCAAAGGTTCCATCCTTCCCGGCTCCTCCCCCCCTACCGGAGCCACCAGAGCCGCCACCGGCCAGAGATGATCCTGAAGTCAATGCTGTTGCGGATGATGTTCGCAAGCGGCGTCTCGCTGCCAAAGGGCGGCAATCAACCATTCTTTCCGGAGCGCTAGGCGATACCGCTGACGCTTCTGTTGGAACCAAAACCCTGCTCGGCGGGTAAAGGAAAAAAATCATGTGTCCTCCAAGATCTCGTTCACGCGCTCCGGCAGCAGCCGCAGCCCCTCCCCCACCTCCCCCACCTGCCCCTGCTCCCGTTGCAGATGATGGCACGATTGTTTCTGGTGATCAGTCCCGGCGCAGAGCCAGGGTTCAAGGACGGCGGGGCAATATTTTGACGGGTCCTCGGGGTGTAACCCAGGAGGCCAATCTCGGCACCCGGACACTGTTGGGCGGTTAATATGTGCGCTCTGGATCCAAAGAACCCATTGAGCGGCGGGAAAAAACAAGCCTCTGGCGGGGCAGGAGCGCGGCTTGACCAAGCGCAGCGGCTCTCCAAATCCACCTCTGGCGGCGGCACTCAACTCGCTTCAACAATTTTGCAAGGCGTCCCAAAGAATACTGATGTTGACGCACTTCGCAAAAATACTCTGATGGGAATATAATGGAGATTTCAGAAAATACCAACGACCTGTTTAAACGGTTTGAAGGTTTACGCAAAGGCCGCGCAAACTGGGAAACCCATTGGGATGAGATTGCCGAAAGGGTACTCCCGCGCTCTGCTGAGTTCACCGGAGAGCGGACCCCTGGAGATAAGCGGACCCAAAAACTTTATGACGCCACTGCTGTTCTGGCTCTGGAGCGCTTTGCTTCTGCGGTTGAAAGCCTCCTGACCCCTCGGGGAGCAACATGGCATACTCTCCGGGCTAACAATCCAACGCTCAACGCTGATGATGATGTCCGGCTCTGGTTTGATCATGTCAATGAATTACTATTTCAAACCCGCTACAGCCCCAAGGCAAACTTCGCCAGCCAGATGCACGAAAGTTACATGAGCCTCGGAGCATTTGGAACCGGTGGCATGTTCGTTGATGAGGACCCAGTTCGGGGAATGCGTTATCGCGCAATCCACCTTGCTGATTTGTATCTGGCCCAGGATGAGCAAGGAACAATTGACACTGTATTTCGTAAATTTGAAGTGACGGCGCGGCAAGCAATGAGGATGTTCAATGATGAGGACCTCTCTTCCGATCTCCGCAAGGAAGCTGAAGACAAACCTGATACTCGGGTCAAGCTGCTCCATGTTGTGATGCCTCGGACTGACCGGGATGTTGCTAACAAGGACCGCTTAAACGCTGCTTGGTTCTCCGGATATTTTGAAGTTAAAACAAAACACCTCATTGTTGAGGGCGGGTTTGATGATAACCCCTATATTCTATCTCGTTACGTCACTGGACCCCGGGAAACCTATGGCCGATCTCCGGCTATGACCGTTCTCCCAGAGATCAAGATGATTAACGAGATGTCAAAGACTGTCATCCGGGCGGGTCAAAAGATAGTGGACCCTCCGCTATTGATCGCTGATGATGGTGTTGTCTTCCCGGTCAATACCACTCCTGGCGGGACAACTTTTGCTCGCCTGGATGGCAGACAGCAATCACCGGTCCAGCCACTTCACACTGGAGCCAGAGTTGATATTGGCTTTGAAATGATGGAGCAGCGGAGAAAACAAATAAATGATGCCTTCCTGGTCACACTTTTCCAAATTTTAGTTGAAACTCCCTCAATGACGGCCACTGAAGTTCTGCAAAGAGCGCAGGAAAAAGGTGCGTTGCTGGCTCCAACAATGGGACGCCAACAATCTGAAAGTCTCGGACCCCTGATTAACCGGGAATTAAATATCCTTTCCAAGCAAGGCGTATTGCCGCCACCTCCAGAGCTTTTAGTTGAGGCAGAGGGCGAATACGAGGTTGAATATGTCTCCCCACTATCCAGAGCCATGAAGGCTGAAGAGGGTATAGGCATTCTCCGGACCCTGGAGATGGTGCAGCCGATTGCCGCAATGGATCAATCGGTCATGGATAACTTCGATTTTGATGAAATTACTCGCATTCTTGCCGACACTAACGGCGCTCCGCAGAAAATACTCCGGCGGGGTGAGGAGGTTGAGGACTTGAGGCAGCAGCGGGATCAGCAGCAGCAGATGGCCGCAATGATGCAAGCAGCCCCTGGAGTAGCAGATACAGCTGAGACAGTGGCAGGGATAGCTCAACAAGCGCAACAGTAAAGGACAAATCCGGGAATGAGTAAGGAACAAAGCAAAGTCGCTGGTGAGATCATGCAAGCCTACCGGGATATTTTTCTCTATACCCCGCAGGGCAAGGTGATTTTTAACGACATGATAAAAGCCTCGGGGCTGCTCTTAATGAGCGGATACCGGGAAGACAGTGAACTCCAGCACATGGAGGGAGCAAAGGATATGATCCGCAGGATTATATCTATCCTCTCAATTGATGAGGAACAATTGGTGGCAATGGCCACTGGAACCGCAATAGAAACAGGAGATGACGAAGATGGCTGATATAGAAGGGTCCGCAGGTGCGGGTAACTCGGAAGTATCGTCACAGTCTTGGGATCAAGGCTTGGATGACTACCGGGAAACAATAGACGCTAAAGGATGGACCTCATCCGGAGACGTTTTAAAGTCATATACAGAACTTGAAAAGGCTGTTGGTTCGGATAAAGTTGTCCTTCCCGGGGCTGAGAGCAACCAGCTGGAATGGGAAGGCTGGTCAAAATTAGGAACCCCGGAGAATGCCGCAGATTATGCAATGGCAGCGCCGGATGGTTTTGAGCAATACGATGACGGTCTGGCCACTGATATGCGCCAAGTCTTCCATGACGCCAAGCTGACCCCGGCTCAAGCGCAGTTAGTCCATGATAAATTTGTGGAGCGTATGATTGGCACCGCTGATGGCCAGATGAATGAAATGGCTGACAGCCAGCAACAAAATGAGGAAACTCTAAAAAGAGAATTTGGTACCGCCTTTGATGAGCGGGTTGCCGCAGCCAAGCGGGGCATCTCCGAATATGGGGGTGATGACCTGATGGGCAAACTTATCAATGCAGGACTTGGTTCTGATCCGGATGTCATCCGGGCCTTTTCCAAAGTTGGCATGACACTGAAACAATCCGGACAATTTAAAGATGCTGAAAGTTCCGGAAAATTTGGGACCACTCCTGAAGGTGCTAGAGAAGAGATTGCAGGGTTGAGATCAAACCCAGCGCTCTATGACAAATCTAGCGCGGAGTACAAAGTCCTGAATGAGAAATTGACGCGCCTGACGCAACAGGCGTTTCCTGACGCTGGGTAACCTTAACGGGTCCAGAAGAGACAGCTGGAGAGACAGCATTCGGGTCCGTTAGCGGGTAACCCTTTAAACTTTCCCTTTAACTTAGATGGAGGATAGACAAATGTCTGTTCAAATCACCACCGCCTTTGTGGAGCAATACAAAGGCAACGTGGAGCATCTGGTTCAGCAAAAGGGTTCTCGCCTTCGTGACAAAGTTTCGGTTGAAACCGTCACTGGTAAGAATGCTTTTTTTGAGCAAGTGGGTTCGACTAATGCGCGTCAGCGTACAACTCGGCACCAGGATACTCCCCGTATGGACACTCCGCATTCAAGGCGGCGTGTCTCATTGATCGACTATGATTGGGCTGATCTCATTGATGATGAAGATCGGGTTCGCATGTTGATTGATCCAACAGGTCCCTATTCTGTTGCGGCTTCCAATGCTATGGGCCGCGCAATGGATACAGCAATTATTGATGCTGCTGACGGCACTGCCTTCACTGGCGTTGCTGGCGGAACCTCAACGTCATACGCTGCGGCTAACACGATTGATGTCCAAGTGGGCATCTCTCCGGCTGCGGACACTGGCTTGAATGTTGGTAAACTTCGCGCTGCCAAGCAAGTCCTTGATGCCAATGAGGCAGAGGATGATGGCCGGACTATGGTCATTAATGCAAAGCAGCTTCAAAACCTATTGGCAGAAACTGAGATTACTTCCTCAGATTATGCTGCGGTCAAGGCGCTTGTTCATGGAGAAGTGAATACGTTTCTAGGCTTCGATTTTGTCCGGACAGAACTTATTGAGGTGGATGCAAATTCAGATCATAAAGTGCTATTCTGGCAACGCATGGGGATGAAGCTGGCAATTGGCAGTGAACCTCAAGTGAAAATCTCTGAGCGGGATGATAAGAACTATGCCACTCAGGTTTTCGTTTCAATGAGCATTGGGTCTACTCGCATGCAAGAAGAGCTTGTCGGGTACATCGAATGCGATCCAACATAGGAGGACTTAGAGATGGCTGTAGTTAATCTTAAAGGTTCGCTGAATATGACGGACATTGATGCCACTCCGCGAGTTTTGTCCGATCCTGGACATGCTGGTGGTACGGTAAGAACTTGGATTGATACTGTTGAAGTTGGAGCGGCTGATACTGCCTCCTCAACTTATTTGATGGCTCGTTTGCCTTCAAATGCGGTTATCCTTCCACAATCAACTGTATATTGGGATGACTTGACCACTACGGGTTCCCCAACGGTTGATATCGGCGTTTACAACATGTCTGGAAAAACCGATATTACGGATGATCCAGATGCCCTTTCAAACGGGCATGATGTAACGTCAGCGGGTTCGGCGTCCTTGATCACTCAAGGCGCTTCAATCAGCACTTATGGCATCCCTCTCTGGGATCAAGTGGCCTCTCAGACCACTGATCCAAAAACAGATTTGGACGTTAAGCTGAAACTTGTTGATGCTGCTGTTGTAGGCGGCGGATCAATGTCGGTTGTAATTTATTACACCGAATAAGCCAA